GACAAATTCCTACTTCTTACAATAAAGCAAAATGTATAGAGCAAAAAGATGGATTTTTATTATCAGTAAAATAAATTATCCTATGCCCGTTAATTAATTTTCTAGAAACAACATCTATTGGATAGTCTATTGACCATCCAAACTCTTTATTATTATTTACTGTATTTCCATTTACATCTACTGGAGCAATAGGATGGTATCTTCCGTAAGTTGGATGAGGAGATGTATCTTCTCTAATTACCCCTACTTGAGAATTTCCTGAAGAGTCTGCTAATAGAACAATTAAATCTGTGTTTAATACACAATTCCCAATTGGTTTCATACTTCCTGGAAAAGAAATAGAAAGAAGTGAAGTCCCATCTTCATTCGTTATAGAGTAAAGATTCCCGTCTTTAGTTAAAGGAGAAAAATTAACCATATTAAATACAGTATTCTCTCCTTGATTTGTAGGGTGATTATCTTGATTTATTCCTCCTAAGAATTTATTAATTTCTTCCATTAAAATCTAACATTTGAGGTTTACCTACTTTTCTATAATACTCAGACCCATCATCAACTGTATTAAATAATCTTACCCAATTATTTGCTAACCTCTCTGTCATCGCTAAGTCTGGCATATTTGCACCTGCTCTAGCTTGAACACAATAAAAATTCCATTTCTGTTTACAATATTCCATATCTTGCATTCTCTGATTAGGTAAGGCAGAAGGGTTTCTCATGCTTAAATGATAGGCAACTTTCCAAAATAAAGCATCCCTAAAAGAGACATCATCAGGGACTAAAGGAAACCCTCTTTCATCAATAGGAAGAGCTAAGTATTGAATATTAATAACTCCCTCAGAATAAGCAGTTGTTATTCTATTAAGGTTTATGTTATAATCTTTATTTGTAAAAGCATTAGTTACTGGATTACCTATCAAATTCTTATTGTGTTGTAATCTATCTACAACAGCCCTATAACCTTTATAAGAGATATTATCTAGCCCCTGTGAGTTTAGTATTTCTCTCTCATAGGGGGATAGTTCAGAAAAATCTACACCTAGTGTTGCAAGCATACCTTGTAAAGTTCCTCCATAAAATCCAGAAGAAGTTGATAAATCAATAGAAACCCCTTCTGTAATTCTAATTACTTTATGTAAATCACAAGGCAATAAACCTGTATAATTTTGAATAACTACACCTGTTTCTTTTTCTTGATATTGGTAGTAAGCCCCTATATGTTGTAAAGCATCTGCTATCCATTCTATGAAATCAGTATAAGGAATTAAATCTTGTCCTAATCCTAAATCTCTAATTATTTTGTCGATAACTCTATCGACTTTCTCCATGTTATAAATCATATTATACTATTTGAGAGAAGAATTTTTTATATCCATCTGGTTGTTTCATTACAACTGCCAGTGTTCTGCACATTTTTCTAGTTGCTACAAACTTATAGAATACAGTGTTGTGGACAACTCTTGTATATTTATTCCAGTTCCATCTTGCCCACCAACCACTAGAGTGCTCATTATCGTGATAAATTGTTTTTCCTCTTTTCTTTGTTTCATAGAAATCTACCTTTGGATGTTCCCAATTAGTTCTACATTTTTTTATCCAAAGTCTCCCAGCAAAATGAGGAAGTTTCACTGCCTTACTATTTAAAGCTGCTTCTGTAATCAATTTATTAAAATCACAACATATTTTTCTATATAATATCCTGCTAATTTTATCTTTTGTTTTTTCTCTATAAAACTCCCAACAATGCGTTAAAGAGTACCCTTTATTTACTTCTGCCATTGCTTGCTTTAGCTATTTGGTCCACACTATCATTTATAATATCTGAAGGAAAGCTCCTTAGTAACTGTAATTCTGTACTTGCTATTAGTTTGATTATAGTATCAATATGTTGAGCAGGGATATTATATTCAAAGTCAAGATTTTCCGAGCAGTCCGCATCTATATTATTTTCAGGACAAGAACAAGTTTTAAATTTATTGGCTTCCTCTGGGTTTTCAAATATCCCTTGAATGTTAATTGTTTTTAACATCTTTGTAGGAGGGTTCACTAAATAAATATATCCGTTTTGATAATACCATTTAGGCTCTTTAGCCGTGTATTTTGCAGCTTTATTCCAAAACAAAGCATTATGCTCTGCTAAAGAGAAAGGACTTCCATTAGTTGTCCCTACAAAAGTAATATTTAGTCCTAATCTAGTTTCTAGAGGCTTTGGTATTTTAAACTCAGTCCTGAGAATACAGTCTCCTTCACAACACTCATTTTTATCTGCTTGAGTAATATTGACTGAACCTAGGTTTTGTGTATAAATTGCTTTATCGTACCTGCCCTTATCTTGGTCTTGTTTTATTAATTTTGCTCTATAATAATTAACTATAAAGAGTATTTGTTCGTTAGACAAATTAAAATCATCAGAAGTAACCCCCCCTGACATTAAATTTTTGATATTATATATAATTTCAGAAACTAACATACGCAAATATATAAATTTTTAAACAAAAAAGGAGGCATTAGCCTCCTTTTAATAATTGTTACTTTTTTAAGTTTTACAAAGAACCTAGAGCAGTAAAACCTACTTTAGTTGAGAAAAATCCATTAAGAACGTGAACAAAATTATCCCCAGTAGATAAACCTTGATTTGAGCCTGCTGGAATATAAATATTTGTTTTCAATGGATTAGTCATAGTGTCTTGAAAATTACCACCAGTCACTTCTGTGTGTGTAATAGTTACAGAACTATAAGTAGTTCCTTCAACAACATTAGAAGCTATTTTCTTATCATCAAATCTTCTATTAGAAGATTGTCCTAAATAAGCCTTAGCTTTATTTTCAGCACCTCTAACTTGTTTCCAGAATCCTTGACCGATAACTAAAGGAGTTGATACAGTTGTTGTAGCAACAGAAGCAAAATCAGAGTTATCAACAGAAGAGAAAACAGGCTCGAAATCAATCCAAGTGTAATCATCATAGTCTGGAAGCAATTCTGTTACAGGCAATCCTGATAATTTTAGACCCCATTCTGTTACAGAAGCAAGTGAACCACTATTAGCAAGTGTAATAGTCCCTGTTTCTCCTTTGTACGCAACATCAAGTTCAATTGTATTTGCATCTACTACTTTAGATGCTAAGTATACAGGAGAACTTGCTGAATGAGCAGCCACATCCAATCTAATTGGTGTACCTACTGCTAGCACATGGGCAGTAATTGTAACTGATTTTGAACCCTTAACAACCGCTGCTGTATTAGGGAATACTGTCCTTGTGCCGTTAGCAACTCTCTCCAACTTAATCAATCCTTGTAGTGCAGATTTTCCGTATTCTGTCTGGTCATACAAAGCAGCAATTTTAGATAAAGCTACTGATACTGTTCCCCCAACTGGTACAGGATAATTAAAGTCAGTAAGACTGGGCTTATTCCCGTTAGAGAAATTACTGTCTTTCAGTCTAATTCTTAGTCTGTACTCTGAACCTGCTGTAACAGCAATACCAGTCCCAGAATTGCCATTGTACCCTAAAGTTACAACACGCTCCGAAGGGGAAACATACGCTTGCCCTTCATATTTGGAGGTCGTGTTGCCTTGTATAGGGGAAGACAAGATTGCCAAGCCTGAGCCAATTCCCATAGCTACTCTTACTTTTTCGTGTCTAGGTAATGCTGCTGCTGCTGCATTAGTAGTCACAGGAACACCTGCTTCGTTTATTAGGAACAAGTCTCCTTTTGTTATTTGTGGCAATGCAGTAATTGTACTAGCATTCGCTCCATCACCGATTAGTACTCGGTTTACATCAGTGTAAATTGACATCTTTTTTATTTTATATGATTAAATTATACTACTCTACTCTTTGTGTATTTAATGATTCTTGTGAACCTTGTCTTTGCATCTCTAAATTCTCTAAAGCAATTCCTACTGCTATTTGAATAACTTCTGAATGAAGGTATTCACTTAAATCACATTCTACTAATGGTTGCCCATAATTACCTAAATTTACTTTTGCTGGTTTTTTTATAAAAGTAACCAAAACTTTTTCTATTATTTTTCCTTGTTCTACCCACAAATAAATATTGCCTTCTTCAAAAAACAAATTTACTTTATTTCCTTTTGGCTTATTAAAGGGGTCTGCTTTTATTGAATCAATATCATCTTGTTGAATAAGCTTAATTATAGAAGAAGAGCAACACTCATCTTTACATATTTTCCCTAAACATTTGATAAATAACATATATCTATCTGCTGATAAGGTTGTCATAGTGTCGTCTGTGTACAATAAGTTTAAATTAGCCTTATATACTTGTAAACCTTCTGACAAATACTGAGAAGAAGCTGTACAATTAGCAAACCTAGAAACAACTAGATTCTTTAAATCATCTGTTCTCTTTTGGCTTTCTTCAAAAGAGGTACGGTGGATATTCAATCCTCCGTACCTTTGTTTTACTAATCTCTCTATTGCTTCATTGAGATATACATCAATTTCTCCTGAGTTCAATTCAGAATAAGCAGAACTGTCTACTTTATCTAAAAAGATTTTAAAGTTTCTATGTATATCTTTAATTATCATTAGTCTTGTTGTTTTTTCAAAGCTACCAATACATTGTTATTTTCTTTATCAGAAAGGAATGTTACTGCTGCTTCTAAACCTTGTCCTAAACAAAGGTCGTTAAAATAGATAGGAACTTCGTCTCCTTTACCTACGCCAACTTTAGTTAGGATACCAAGTTTAATTAATTTTTTAATCCATATTTTTTTCTGAATACCCTTATCTTCCATTAAAGCAATGAATCTTTTTGGGTCTTTATCCATTTCATCACCAATTGTATTCTTAGCGATGTCTGGAGATAAATTAGCTCCATTTTTTCCATACATTAACAATAAACCAAGAATTTGGTCTTGAGTCAATTCAGAGTAATACTTCATGGCTTTTGCTAGAATATCTCTTTTTTCGTTAGCAGAAGAAGCTTTTTGCTCTTGGGTAAACATAACAAACTCTGCACTTAAAGGGACTAATTCCTCCTTAGAAGTCTCTACAACAGTAGGGTCTGCTTTTAAAAGCATATAATGTAACTCGTGCTCTGGAATTTCGGTATTCAAAACAATCCCTTCAGAAGGAATTACTATAAAGAAAGTATCCCAATAAGAAGAGTGTCTCGCTAAAGTACCTGCTGGTAATCCACAACTTTTCTCTAGACTAGCTTCGTTTTCTTTATCTAATCCTGTATTTAAAACTCCAGTTACTTTAGAAATACCTGGAATCCATTTATCAAAGCAACCATCATATTTTGCTTTAAACTTGTTTGTTTTTGGGTCAATTGCACCAAAGGTCATTGACTTACTTACTGCTTTTACTGATACTATCATAATTTTTTATTTTTCCCTATACAAATTTATAATAAAATTGCAGGCAGATTTCTCCACCTGCAAAGTATTTTTTTTTTAAACTACTCTCATGTAAAGCTCTCCACAAGAAGTAGGGTCTTCTACCATAATACCGCATTGAGCCAAGAAGTGGACATCATATCCGTCTACCCCAGACGCTCTCATAGTACTAATTGAATTAGCTACAAGACCAAAAGGGTCAGTAGAACCAGCTACGTGCCACATTGCCATTTCTGAATCTTTCAAAGCAACTTTTCTGATATTAGACTTACCATCTTTTCTTCCGAAGTTAAGAATAGTAAACCTATAAGATTCTAGCGGCTTTTTAGTGATAGGATGCAATGCTCTATTTTGAGTAATATCATTATAAGGCTCAAACTCTTTTACAGTCAATTCAATTCCATTAACAAATTTAACAGTACTGAAGTGTCCATCCAAAGTAAGGTTGCTTCCAGAACCAGTAATAAATGTACCTGAATTTGTTACAGTAATGTTATTACCTTTTGCATAAGCTGTAATAGCTCTGTCAAATTCCTGCATACCCATTTTACCTGTCAAAGCTACAAATTTGTAGTCCCCTCCCCACTTAGAAGCAGAGAATGACAAATCCAACAAAAACTCATTCAACAACTCATAAGTAAGTTTTGTATAAGGTCTTTTATTCGCTGGAGCAATTTGCTCTCTGAAACCTGCACCATGATAAATAGGTCTTTTGTTTTCTCCTTGTAAAGGAGCGATTCCTTGTACATTTTTATTGTACTTAGAATAAATCATTGACCTATCAATCTCTCTGTACCAGTGAGCCATATGATTCCATTCAGCCAATTTAGTCCACAATTTAGTAGATTTAGTTGGGTCTGCTGGGTCAAATAACTCAATAATCATAACTTCTTTAGTAGCCTCTCTAGAAACTTTATAAGTTTTTCTTAGAGTAGTCAATTGATTACGAAGTTTGATAGGTGTCATATACCCATTACCACCACCTTTGCTAGAATATTCTTCCACTGAAGAAAACATTTTAGACCACTTAGCTCCAGGACGAAGGAATGTAGGGTCACAGAAAGCTGTAAGGTCTCCTCCATTCATTTGTACATTGTAAATATAACCATCACCATCTTGGTAACCGTCAGAAACAATGTGAACTTGGGTGATGCCATCATCTGCGACTAAGTCATCTGTAACATCGAACCATTTTTCAGTAAGTTTCAACTGAAAAATTGCTCCACCATAACCAGGAGTAGTATTAGCTCCAGCAGTGTCCTCAAGCACATCAATTGCTTTGTCGGTCTGACTGTGGAGACTCCACTCATACTCTCTGTTTGTAATATACAATGTATTACCAATACCTCCAGTAAGGAGAGATAAAACATTGTTTTCTTGAATACCAAAAGCGAAAGCTAATACAGAACCAATCTTTTCAGGCTCTGTTAAATAAGCTGTACTCAAATGGTTCGTCTCGTGAAGACCACTAAAGTCTCTTGACGAATATACCTGTAAAGGTAATTTCTGCATTGAATTAACCATAATTTATTTTTTGTTTAAAGTCCCATCCAACTTATATTGGATACAATATCTTTTGTTTTATCATAAGTAACTTTGTTTCCACTACTTTTTGGTGTTGCTGCACTATCTGCATAATTAGATAGTTGTTTTTTTAATTTAATAGCTTGCGAAGTAGCAACATCTTTTACTAATTTCTCTTTGCTAAATCCTTCCATAGCAAAAAAAGCGTACAATAATCTATTTTCAGGACTATCAGATTGCTGGAATTTAGTTTTACCTGATTTATCTTGAACAGTAATAAACTCATGTAACTTCTTTGCTTTTTCTTTTGTTAAAGAAAATCCTGCTATATCTGTTAAAGAAGTAACCTCTTTTTCAAAGTCTTTAGCTGCTTTAATTTCTTCTTCTTTTCTTTTTAGAGCTTCAGAAGATTTTTCTTTAATTAAAGAAGCCTTACTTTCTTCTTGCCAAGAAATTAATTTTTTCTTTGCTATGTCTGCTTGTTTATGTAAAAGTCCGCTTGACTTATAATCTTCTAGTGTTTCTTCTATCTCTTCTTTAGTATATCCTTGAACTTCCATCCAATCTTGCACTAAATACATTTGATTCTTTTCTAAGTACTCTCCATTTTTATCTATTAAAGGCACTTTAGAAAAATCAACTTCTTGATTAAGAGATAAGTAATCTTCAACCGTACCCCCATTAGATAAAATATCTAATAAAGTTTTTGCTTCCTCTCCTAAATTATTCTTATAAGAATCAATAAATTCTTGATTTCTTTTTTCTACTGTTTCTGAGATTAACTCTTTTAATCCTTCAGTAGAAGATTCATACTCTTTCTCTTCGTCAAATAAGAGGACATTTTGGGTAACCAACTCATTAACTATTGTATCAATTCCAGATATATCTTCAATTTCTACGATTTCATTACTTTCAGGAACAACTTCTTCTTGTTTAGTTTCTAAAACTATTTCAGGAGCACTTGTTTCTATTGTTTCTATTTCTGAACCAACTTCTTTTACATTACTCTCTTCTGGAGTTTCTTTGTTAGAGAACATTGCCTCTCCTAACTCAAATAGGTCAAGAAAACTACCCCCGTTATTTTCTTTTTCTTTACTCATGGTATAAATATATTATTAAATTAAATTATTATTCAGTTTTTCTCTGTACTTTCTAAAGTACTTTTATTATCTAATGAGCCTTTTGTCAGCATTTTTTACCTTTCATTTTTCCTCCTTTCCTCATTTTAGGTAATTTAGTTGCACTTCCTGCTACACTTTCAGAAACACTTCCTAGTTGTCCTGCTATATTAGCAATCTTTCCTAATTTTTTATTATCGAAAGCAGTTGCCGCTAATCCTAAGAATCCTGTTATAGGAGACACGTACTTATTAACTCCTGCTAATTTTGTTGGGTCTAATTTCATTTCTCTCCTGATGTTTTATTTTTTAAACTTGTTTCTGCTTTTAATTTTTCTATTTTTTCTTTAGAGGCTATCTCTTTTTCTTTTAATTTTCTGTCTTTGTCTTTTTCAACAGAAGTGTGATTAAGTTTTAATCTCTCTAAAGAAGTCTTATTATTATCTCTACTTTGTTCCAACATAAGTTTAGATTGTTCTATAACATCAATAATGCCATTATCTTTAGTATCAACGTCAAACCCAGCAGTAGATAAAGCTGCTTTTTGTAAAGTTGTTTCTCTATCGAGTTGGTTTTGTTCGGCAGTAAACTGTCTTTCTTTATCTTTTTCTTCTGCTTGTGCTGCAAGAGATTGTTCTTGCATTTGTTGTTGAATCTGTTGTTGTTGTTGATTAAGTTCTTCTCTCTTCTTCTCTTAGTCTTTTATAAGAACCCCTAGTTCTGCAACACTTTGGCTTTTAAACATCGCTATTGCATCTGAAAAGTTAATAGCTCCAGTAGACATCCCTTGAGGAATTAATGAAGCTAATTTATTAAAGATAATATTATCTTGAGTAGAGTTAGTTACAAATGCCCCATAGTCTGAATCTGAAAACTTCTCCATATCTATTTCCATATGAATCCTTTCCATATCATCTAGAATGTAACTAATTTTCTTTTTACCTTGATAAGCAAATTTAGCTGTCTCTAAAAGTTGGGTGAGAACCTGTGTTTTAACTTCATTGTGCATAAAGAACCATGGTTCAGTTATCATTGATGATTGCGATACTGCTTTTTCTACTCCTGATGCTGTTTCGCTTTGATGTACTGCCCCTTCTCTTTGTGGAGATATACCTACAATTTTATCAACTATCTGCTCTATTTTAGACAATACCCCTATATACTGATTTATAGATTGAGAAAGAGTCATATCAATTGCTGTGAATTGATTAAAATTTGATGTTTGTCCTTGACTCCTAGTTCCTTCTCGTCCTTCTTCAAAAGAATTGACAAAAGCTATACCTACATTATCAAAGTAATACATCCACTTATCTACGTCAATTCCTTCAGACTTAGGTATTTGAGCAATATCCATTACCATTTTTTTACCCTTAGCTTTTGCTATTTCTGCCTCTAATCTAAACCAAATAACATTATAAAGGTATTGATGGGGTTTAATTAAATCTACTAATGAAGTAGGGATTGAGTTTGTTGAATTATATGACCTACCTACATAAGGAAGAGATATTTCGCCAGGATTATCCATAGACCTTGATTGGTTAGGCATTTGTTCAATTTGAACATACATATCTGAACCTATCTTAGTTCCGTGCCATATTTCAGGTAACCATCTCCATTCAACAGAGTAACCTAGCCCTGTCATTTCTGGAGTTAGTTTAAAAGATTCATCAACTATTCCTGTTTCTTTAGCTCCATTTTCATTTGGATATGTAACGAAACCTATTTTTTTCATAGATTTCCATACAACGTGAGTTACTAAGTAGTGTCCTGGCTGAGCTCCTGAAATGTTTGAACTTGATTTAGTGTTTACTCCACTAAAAAAAGCATACTCTGGGTATGAATTTGTTAATCCTCTTAATAGTCCCCCCTCGTCAAGAATATTTACCTGAGTATCAGTTAAATACTCCCCGTATTCATCAAGGATTTGTCCAACAGTCATATGTCTGTCTTCTTTAAACCAATCCCCTTGTTCTATACAAGCATTGTCAGGGTTTCTATCAAATTCACAATTTAAAGGATTACAAACTCTTAGTCTCGGCTCTCCATTTATAATGCCTATATAATATATTTCTTCAGCGCAAATTAAAGCGTGTTCCCATCCATTATTAAATTTTAATACTAACTTTTCTTTGTGTTTTAAGTATTGTAAAATAGAATTGCCCCATTTCTCTCTTATATCAGAATAAGAGTAATTCATAAATTTATCTATTTCTTTAAAAGTAACTGGTATTGGTTGTCCTGTTTCTGGGTCTAGTTCAGGCACTAAAGATACCCCAAGCTCTTCTGCTAATTTAGTCAAAGCAACCTGAAACATCAGCTCTTTTTTCTTTTCTTCCTTTGCAGAGATTGCTCCTCCATTTACTGAAATGACTTTATGAGAAAAAGGTCTTTGCATTTCTTCTCCTTTTAGTAAATTAATTTTACTAATAACAAGATTCATGTTTCTCATTTTAGCAGGCTGTTTTCCTGCCTTTGCTCCTTGACCATAAGGGTCTAGGACATATTTCATGTCCTCTTCGTCAAAGATTGAATTAACTAAATTATAATTAGTTTGTTTATTCTGAGCGGTACTTCTAGACAAAGTATTACCTAAACTGCCCATAGCAGCTACTGCTTCTACACACATTTCTCTCCACTCTTTCCCTTTCTTCCCTATTGAAAGTTTTTGTGGAGGCATCCCCCTATGATTATTGCTTGTAAAACTATCCATTAATTATAAAATTTATTTTGCCTTGTGAAAAAAGAATCACCGCTCTCTACTTCTTTTTTAACTGAAATTACTTTTAAATAATGATTTTGTAAC